TGGCAGAATTTCAGACAGATGAGGTCGTACCGATCTCCCATGGTGGTACCAGTGGTAATAGTATCTCTAGTGCAAAGCTTGCTTTATCTCTAACCGATAGCAATATTAGTTCTCTTTTTAGTGTATCAGGAAGCGGGTCTTATGATAATTCAACTGGTATAATTACAGTCACTGGGGGAGTAACCTCTGTCGGCGGAGCAACAGGTACAGTATCTAATGCTCAGGTAGCAGCTGCAGTAGTAGCAGCTGGTTCTTTAGATACAGCTAACGTTACAGAAAAAACCAATTTGTATTTTACTAATGCAAGAGTCTTTTCTGCAGTTACTGGTAACCTGGCTCTTAAATCCAACATTGTTGATCTAACTACTGCAAATGTAACGGAATTAACTAATTTATATTTTACTAATGCAAGATCAAGAGCAGCCATCTCAGTTGGTAGTGGAGGATCTTATGATAGTTCTACAGGTATAATTACAGTTTCCAGTGGCTTTGTATCTAGTACTGTATCAATTTTCCCAGGTCATTCAGGAAATGAAGATTATGGAGATTTAACTACAGCCACAGTAGATGCATTTGGGGTAGCTACAGGTTTAGTTTACGACTGCATGGAGCCTGTAGGTAGTTTAGTTTTAGAAGATTTAGTAGTGTTATAATAAACGGAGCAATTAATGCCTACACAAGTACAATTTAGACGCGGTACAACCGCACAAAACAACAGTTTCACAGGGGCAGCCGGTGAATTGTCGGTTAATACAAGCAATAACACCATCAGGGTTCATGATGGTTCGACTACTGGAGGCTTTGAATTAGCAAAAGTTTCAGATATTACTACGGCTGTAGCTAACTTAATTGATTCAGCCCCAGGTGCTCTTGATACCTTAAATGAATTAGCAGCTGCCATTAACGATGATAGTAATTTTGCTGCTACTATTGTTACTCAACTTGGTAATAAAGCCAATACAGCCAGTCTTACAACGGCTAATGTTTCAGAAGTAACTAATCTTTATTTTACTAATTCAAGAGCTATACTTGCAGAAATACCTGCAGTTACACAACTAGCAGTTACTGCAAGCGGCTCATCTGCATATTTAATAGATTCATACTCCGGTAGTAATCCAACTATTTTTGTAACTGCAGGGGAAACTTTATCTTTTGATTTAAATGTATCTGGTCACCCTTTTATGATTCGTGTATCATCAGGAGGTGAAAATTATAGTACTGGTCTTACTCATGTAGCCACTGACGGAACTGTAACTACTGGCTCTGATGCTCTAAGCAAAGTTTCTGGTAAATTATTTTGGAAGGTTCCCTATTCTTTAGCCGGTAGTACGTATGTTTATCAATGCTCCTCTCATGCTGGAATGGTTGGTAATATTGTTTTACAGAAGCCTGTTAGTACTATCACAACGAGTGATGTTACTGAGGGAAGTAATTTATATTTTTCTAATGCTCGAGCCCGCGCAGCACTATCTGCAGGTGACGGTACTATAGTATATGACCCATCAACTGGACAGATACGAGCTACAGCTAATATTACTGCTACCATCGAAAATACAGTTAATAATTTAACTACTGCTGATGTTACAGAAACAGCAGGTAATTTATACTTTACCAATGCAAGAGTACTTGCTGCGGTTACTGGTAATTTAGCTCTTAAAGCTAACGTAGTTGATCTAACTACTGCTAATGTTATAGAGTTAAATAGCTTATATTTTACAGAAGCAAGAGCTCGGCAAGCTATAACAACTTCAGGGTGTACTCTTAGTTACAGTAACATAACAGGTATTATAAGTTTTTCACAAGGTAACACAGATACTGTTGCCGAGGGTTCAACAAATCTTTATTATACTAATGCAAGAGTCTTTTCTGCAGTTACAGGTAATCTAGCACTTAAAGCAAATCTTACTGATAAACTTAATGTATTTGGCGCAACATCTTCTGAAGAACTTAGATCAGTAATATCTGATGAAACCGGTACAGGTAGTCTGGTATTCAGCGCGTCACCAACGTTTACTGGCACGTTGAATGCCGCAGAGATCTCTGCATCCGGTAATGTTACATCGCCTTTCTTCTATTCACAGTCTGATATTAATCTTAAGAAGGATATTGAACCGATTGTAAATGCATTAGATATTGTTAAACAACTTAGTGGTTATTCTTTTAAATGGAAGCATAATGATGCGGCTTCTATTGGTTTGATTGCTCAATACATAGAACAAGTACTACCTATGTTAATCGGTACTACACCAGATGGTTCTAAGACAGTTCTATATAACGGTATTATTGCATTATTGTTAGAAGCAATTAAAGCACAACAAGTACAGATAGACGAGATTAAATCTAAGTTAGATGAAAAATAAAACGTTTAAAGAGTTAAGAGAAAACTTTCAAGACGGTCGTAACCCCCAAGATAAGGGTGATATGGCCAGGCACGGTCTTAAGGGTAAATCTATTGCGCAATTAAAGAAAGTCAGATCTTCCGATTCTGCATCACCTAGAGAGAAGCAATTAGCCCATTGGCGAATCAATATGTCACTAGGTAAAAAGAAAGATAAATAAACGGTTAACTAATTAATTCATATGGACTTTATAGATTACCTAACAGAAGCACCGGAAAAACACGGCGTACTTGCCTACGGCCGTATGAATCCACCCACAAAGGGGCATGAGCAGGTAATTAATAAAGTTCATGAAGTTGCTAAAGAACACAATGCCGTTCATAAGGTAGTTCTATCTCATTCTCAAGATAAATCTAAGAACCCGCTACCGGCAGAAGTTAAGGTAAAACATGCACAACACGCATTTCCCGGTACTCATATTGAAGCATCTTCCAAAGAACACCCTACCATCTTGCATCATGCAGCTGCAATGGCCAGTCAAGGGGTTAAACATCTACATGTTGTTGCAGGTTCTGATCGCGTAGAGGAATATCATAAGTTACTTCATAAGTATAATGGAGTTGCTAGTAAGCACGGTAACTATAAATTTAAATCTATTACTGTACATTCATCGGGTGAAAGAGATCCTGATGCTGAAGGTATTTCAGGTGTATCGGGTACCAAGATGCGCGAGCATGCAGCAGCAGGTAGGAAGAACAAATTTCATGCTGCCTTACCTTTCAAGATGAAGCCAGAGCACAAAGATGCCCTATACCACGACTTAAGACATCACATGGGTATTCAAGAGGCAGTTGCGCCAGGGTCGCAAGGTGAAGTCAAAATTTCAAAATACGAATGGGGTACCCCAGAAGGCACTAAAGAGATGAAACGCATTACCCCAGGAGAAAGTAAAGTTAAGGCTGAAGCTAAAGAAGCCGATTACGGTGAGAAGTTTCAATCAATGATGAAGAGAGTTAAAGTAAGCGCTCAGTCAGGTCCTAAAAAGACAGTTTTTATCCCAGCAAAATATGGTACAGGTGGCTCTTACAAGGTTGTACCAGATAACAAAGTTAAAGAGTCCGTAGAGGTAGAACCTATGCAATTGGAAGTAACCAGATTACCTTTTCTATTAATGACTGCTAATCAAAAGCGTGCATTATTTGAGGCTGTTGATCAACTAGAATTCGATGGTATTCAGACTAAAAATCTAGATCTGTGTCCTAAAGCCTACATTCAATTTAAAGAACTAATTGAAGTAGCAAAAGCAGGTAACCGTATCGGTCAATCAGTTAATATCAATGAACCTTCAAATGCAGTTCAATCAGTTGTTACCGGTATTAATGCAAAGCCAAATATGCTTCGCAATATGCAATTTAGACAGTATACAGGACTATAATGCTATTAGATGAATTAAAAAAAGTACATGCTGATGCATTTACCTTTTACTTGAAAGCCCATTACTATCATTGGAATGTTGAGGGTCCTAATTTTCCTCAATACCATGTTTTTCTTCAGAATCTCTATCAAGAAGTTTTTAACTCTATTGATACATTAGCAGAACTTATAAGAACTCTTGATTCCTATGCTCCTGGTACTTTGACTCGACTTAAAGAACTAACTACTATAGAAGAAACAGATGATATACCAAATGACCTCACTATGATGTCACGTCTTCTGATGGAAAATAATATTGTAAGAGCATCCCTCTTGACAGCATATAGAACTGCAGAGACTTCAGGGGAAATAGGAATTTCAAATTTTCTTCAAGATAGAATACAAGCCCACGAAAAACATGCATGGATGTTAAGGTCAATACTAAAATGATAAACGATTTAAATATACAACGCGAGTTGTTAAAGACAGCACTTGAAGCTACAGATGCCTATCTGGGGGTAGAGAGACAAGCTTTAACTAATAAAAAAACTAATCCTGGTATGCTTCATGAATTTTCCTATCATATGTTACGGGCTAAAGAGGCATTAACAACCTTAGGTGTGTTAGATCGTCATACCGCCTATATGACTTCCCACGTTGATACTATGAACGATCTTACTGAAGACAGTAATAATACCGATACCGGTGAAGTTTCTGAAAATAAGAAGTTGAGAGAATCTGTAGTTACTTCTTTTTCAAACTTTATTGCAGAGAAAAAAGAACAGTTTACTGAAGAAGACATAAATGAAATGGTTAATAATCTTACCTGGGAAGATATAGTCGATCTCTACCCTGATGAGGATTTAATAGAAGAAGACGCTGAACTGCTGGATGAAAAAATATCTGCAACATCTAGACTTAAAAGACGTCAAGGTTTTGCAAGAGGTAAGAGCAGAAGAAACGTTGCCAGGGGTATGAAGTTAAGAAGAGCCTCTACACCCCAGATACTACAGAAGAGAGCACAACTGGCTGCTCGTCGTGCAATTTATCAAAGATTGTTAAGAGGTAGAGATAAGTCCGCTCTTTCTGCTTCTGAAAAAGATAGAATTGAAATGCAGGTCAAAGGTATGAAAAGTATTCAGGCAAGTATTGCTACCAGAATGGTACCTAAAATGCGTTCAATTGAGCAAAAGAGACTGGCCCACTATAGGGGCGGTAAGTGAAAACCCTACTTAGTGGTCCTGCTTAATGGTACAAGAGAATTTAAGAAATTGGTTCAGTAAAACTCATCCCGATGGAAATTGGGTGAGAATGGATACCAAGGGTAATATAAAAGGTGACTGTGCAAGGGAGCCCGGTGAGGGAAAGCCCAAGTGTCTCCCACTCGCCAAGGCCCGCTCAATGTCGAAGGACGATAGAGCGGCTGCAGTAAGAAGAAAGAGAAGACAAGACCCGGTTGCAGACCGGTCTGGCAAAGGAGGCGCCCCGGTAATGGTAAAATCAGAATCATTAAATACTTTTTCTAATTTAAGAGAAGGCCTGTTGGTAGAGAAAAATGAACCTACCAACCCCGAACTCTGGTCTAGAGCAAAGTCTTTGGCCAGACAAAAATTCGATGTCTATCCTTCAGCCTACGCTAATGGGTTTGCAGCAAAGTGGTATAAGAAACGTGGTGGTAGTTGGAGAATAAAGGAAGAACTATTACCTGAAGAACTATTTGATCTTATAGAAGATGTAATAGAAGATATTGCAAAAGACAATAACGTTGACTCTGAATTGATTTGGGAAGATCTAGAATCAATACCAGATGAAGAGTTACTAGAGATAGCAGCCTGGCAGCGTAAAGAAGGTAAAAATCCTGAAGGCGGTTTGAATGCTAAAGGCATTGCCGCCTATCGTAGAGAGAACCCAGGCTCTAAATTACAAATGGCAGTAACCACGAAACCATCTAAGTTAAAACCTGGCAGTAAAGCGGCTAACAGAAGAAAGTCTTTTTGTGCTCGCATGGGTGGTATGAAGAAAAGACTAACATCTGCAAAGACTGCAAGAGATCCAGATTCTAGGATTAATAAAGCCCTAAGAAAATGGAACTGCTAATTAACATATAAGTATACGAAACTAAAGGAAACAAAATGGACATGAAATCTATTTCACAAAAATTACAAGATGACATTCGTGCTGTAATGGAGGCCAACCTCCACCCCAATCAACAAAAGATTGATGTACATGAGCCTGAAAAGGATGAGATTACCGCTCATGACTTTAAAAAGCTTCGTGCAATGAAGAAGACGCCTGATGGTAAAGTCCATGATTGCGCAACTCATGTCGAGCATACTGAACTAGGTAAGGGCGTTACAATTTCTGAGCAGCATGCCGAGCCAGATGAGAACGGTGATATTGAGTGGTACGCAGTACAATTTGATACCGGTGTATACAAAGTCTATA